GGATAGCAATCACCGTTAAAGTAGTAGCTGATCAGGTCACCAACCTTGGGTGCACGAATGATATCGTATCTGGGAAACACTGACCCACCAGAATCAGTTGCGATCCATTCTTCTTCAGCAAATTCTGATGCAGCCTCTGCAACTTTTTGTGCTTGATCAAAAGTCTTCCAATCCCAACGGCTTTGATAACCCTGCTGACCCTTGTTCACGATTTCAACAACTTTGCCGTTTTCATCTACTTTGAAGAAGTTCATGATTTGCTCCGTTGGGTGAGTTGATGAACAGAATTATACATGCACAAAAACAAAAAGCAATACTTTTTTGAAAAAACTTATACGTCTTTTCTGTTACCAAACCCAGCGTTGTTGTTTAGCTGAATCAGCACTTGATTAAGCCACACACTTTTTGGAATAGCACCATGCAGCTTGTAGATGAACCTGAAATCTGCACATTTGTAAGCATCCCACCGAAAATGATCTTTCCACTTGCTATGAAATAGCACACATGGCGATCCTATGCCACCTAACACGGGCTTGCGAGCAGCAAACTGTTTGTCAGACGGGATAACTTCTCCACTCATAAACCTCATTCTCCATGCCAGCATGGTGTCTTGGTCGCGAATGGAATCAACAATTGTTTCCACCACACGATTGTCAATCAACATGTCATCGTCATCTAAAAACATGATCCAGCCATCATCAACAGCATCCAGCAATTGGTTGCAGTATAAATTATGCGGCAAGAGTTTGAAATGAGGAAGACCGGGAATGTGCTTTGGCATATAAGATGTATTGCACTTTTCTTTATCAATCTTGATAACCGAGATGTCATTGAACTGCTTTAGGTAGTTCATATCTGCGTCATTATCGCTGGATACAATGTGGCGAATGTTTTTATAACTTTGGTTTTTCACTGACTCACGACAAATCTTGAACCCGTATGGGCGGTTTGATGTTCTTGTCAGAATGTTTATCTTTTCCATGTGATTATTTATTGATCGTCTAAAGTGGTATTTTTTGCAGAGAAAAAAACATAAATAAGTGTATCATAAGGAGAATAACATGGCAGTATCTTCACTAACACGCATGACAGTTCCACTAGCTGGTGACCAATCAAGTCCATCACAGGGTCTGTTGATGCCAAAACTAAAGTATCGCTTTCGAGTGATCTTTGAAAACTTGGGCGTATCTACCCCACGTTCAGAACTAACAAAACAAGTAGTCTCATTTTCTCGTCCAGAGCTATCATTTTCACCAATCGACATTGATATCTACAACTCACAAGTTCGTCTAGCTGGCAAGCACTCATGGGGCGATCTAAGCCTAAACTTGCGTGATGATGCAAGCGGTCAGGTTGCTAAGCTAATGGGCGAACAGCTACAAAAGCAAATGGACTTTATGGAACAAGCTTCAGCTTCTTCTGGTATCGACTACAAGTTTACCACACGTTGCGAAATCCTAGACGGCGGTAACGGCGCATTCGAGCCAATCGTCCTAGAAACATGGGAAATTTATGGTTGCTACTTGGCATCTGTGAACTACAATGACCTAAGCTACTCAAGCAATGAAGTTGTAGACATCACAGCTTCCATCCGTTTTGACAATGCGCTACAAACACCTCTAAGCACTGGTGTAGGCACAAATGTTGGCAGAACTCTTGGAAACGTAATCACTGGCTAATCGTGAGTCTTTTTAGGAACTTCATAAAAGACGTAGGTGAAGCTGCATTATCAACAGACTACTTGCGTGACTACAAACACGCAAGTAGAACTTTTGTTGCGGACAATCAAGCATTAGCTCCAAGACTAAAGTTTTTATATCATGTTGATTTTGAACTAAACCCAGCGGTGCCAGCAATTCGGCAACTCTACCCACGAGCAGATCAATCACGTATTGGTCTGCTTGTAAAGACTTGTCAGTTACCCAGCTTTGAGATTCAAACTGAAGAACTAAGGCAATACAACAGAACCAGATACATTCAGACTGGTATTAAGTATGGCCCTGTTCAGATCACACTTCACGACGATGGCAGTGACATAATCAGAAACTTGTGGCGTCAGTATTACACCTACAACTTTGGTGATACTCTAAACTCTAGCACCGATGGCAGAAACATTTATACCAATGAAATAGGTGAGCGTAGTTGGGGTTTTTCTGGTGATCCTTTTGGCGCACAAGCCGCCATCACCCCCGGAGTAAAGCTTCCATTTTTTTCTGCCATCACTGTCTATGGCCTTAATCAAAAAAGCAACATTGCTTATAGGCTGATCAACCCAGTTATAAAATCATGGTCTCATGATACCTATGACTACTCTGATGATGCAGGAACAATGGAACATCAAATCACTGTTGAATACGAGTATGTTAAATACATCGGAGGCAAGCCCAATGACAGTGAAGGCGCAGTTGGTAGTTTCGCCGATCCATCAGTTTATGACACTGCCCCAAGCCCACTAGGTCAAGCAGGCAGCACCACCAGTATTTTCGGCCCCGGTGGTTTGGTCAACAGCGGTGAGCAAATTTTTGATGACCTAAGTGAAGGCAATTTCCTAAGTGCTGGTTTGAAAGCATTTAGGCTTGGGAAGAATCTCAAGGGCAAGAATGTCAAAGACGCACTAAAGTCAGAAGCAGTTGCAGGAATTAACAAAGCATTAACAGGTGCCGTAACCAGCAGTGGATTCAAAGACCTGATAATTCCTAAGAAAAAGAAATAATGGACGATAAAAAAGTTACAATCGTAGATTCCCTTTATGGGTATGTTGGGTCTATTCCAGTCAATGAATACGACGTAATTTATACCTATTTTGTGGCTGTTATGTCAGACCAGCAAACGGCAAAGACATTTGCTTCAAAGATTTTCCAAATCGCTGATTTGAGTGGCGAAAGTGCAATGAGCATCTTGGAGAAATTCAAGCGTCTTGATCAAAAAGAAACAGTGATTTTGATGTCTTACTATTTGAATCTACTCAGACCAGCAACTGTATCATTGGGCGTGGCTTCTGTGTGGAAGCCAAACGCATACGCATATAGAAACGTAGTAGCATGAGCAGATATGCGCAGGGAATATTCCGTCCTAAAAACATGCATAAGTATGTAGGAAAGGGTTTCCCTCGCTATCGCAGTTCATGGGAAGCACACTTTTTCCGTTTTTTGGATGAGCATCAAAATGTATTACAGTGGGCATCTGAAGCTCTTCGTATTCCATACCGCCACCCAATAACGGGAAAAATGACCACTTATGTGCCAGATATTCTGATGCAGTATGTAGATCAGAAAAACATGATGCACGTAGATTTGATAGAAATAAAACCTAGTTCGCAGACTTCACTTCAAGAAGCTCGTAGTAACGCAGACAAGTTACATGCTATTGTCAATGGTGCAAAATGGGAAGCTGCCCGTGCCTATTGCAAAGCTCAAGGTATTGTTTTTCGTGTGGTGAGTGAAAAAGACCTTTTCAAAAACTCAAAACCATCCAGACCAAGAAGGAAAACAAATGCCGTTAGGAAAAAATGAAAAGCTAGAATCACTATTTGACTTGCCACCACTTGGCACAGATATTGAAGACAGTGACGAAGAATACAGCGAAGAATTAGATTCTGATCCTAGTATCGAAGTAACACAAATCCAAGCACTTTCAACCCTAGAGAAAATAGAAAATTCTCTGCCCGCTGTTCGTGGTTTGGAAGCATCAGACAAAGAAATGGACGATCTTGCGGCCATTGCCATGCAAGGATACAAAGACCTGATGGACGTTGGTATGCAAGTCGAAGGCCGATCAGCATCAGAGATACTTTCAGTTGCAAGCTCTTTGATGGGCCACGCCATTACCGCCAAAACAGCAAAAGTAAACAAAAAGTTGAAGATGCTAGAACTTCAGTTAAAAAAAGCTAAATTAGATATGGATGCCAGCAAAAACAAAGCAGCAGAAGATGACGACACACCATCAGCTACTGGAAAAGTTTTGGACAGAAACGAACTATTTGAAATGATTAAAAATCAGAACATTGATAAATAGCATAAAGGGATTACACACATGAAAACATTCAAGGATTACTTAATGGAAAGCGCACGAGAATACAAGTATCGTGTAAAAATTGCAGGCGAATGCACAGATGAGTTCTTCAGGAAATTTGAAGAAGCTTTGTCAAAGTTTTCCATAATGGGTTTTACAGAACCAAAGAAGACACCAATTCGGCCACACCTACCCGGATTTCCTGACACCGTAACCAACTCAGAAATGTATGTGGTTGATGTGACACTACACTATCCAGCAAACGAAGACCAAATCAGGCAAATCGCCGTTAAGCTCGGCGCAAGAGCAGACCGAGTAGTCGTGGTTACACCAATGCATGCAGATGCAAATGAAAAGTGTGCTGAAGAAAAGGCCAAGGATGCAGTCAATGGTTCACACCTCAATTCACCATACCCAGAAGCAACCAAAGAACAAAAGCAAGCTTCTGATGATTATGCATCTGGCAACCAGACTGCTGCACTAAACACTGCATCTATTGAGCATAAGTTTGCTGCACCTACTGCGCCAAAAGCAATGACTACCAATGACATTCCAATGGGCACCAATAGCCCAATGACAAAGGTAAATCTTCCACCATTACCAAAAACTGGCAAGGATGCATAAATGAATCCAATTCTATCTCAAGCCATCGCCGAAGCTCGAAAGTATGCTGATATGCTAGGCATCATCGATCACAAACAGCTTCCTTACAATAGCATTACTCGTGCTATTCGTGAGTCTAGCGATATTAACCAATTGCAAGCACACGAAATCCGTGACTTGGCACTACAAGTGCAACAGCATCTAAGCGAGTCTTATGCTTCTGACAATCGGTATAAAGAGCATGAGAGAATTGGTAACTATCGAGTTTTTGTTAGCGTAAAGCCATACTCTGAAAAGGTCGGCTATATTGCTGTTGCAGAACACCCACGCACTGGTGAAGTCTTTCAAAAAGCTAATCACAAAACCCAAGAAGGTGCTGTTCTAAATCTATCACAAGAAATTGAAAAAGCAACACAATCACAAAAGCGTGCAACAGGTGTTGTTGACCTAGACTTTAACGCAGAACTTTCAAATCAGTTGTTGAATGACTCTGGTAAAGAAATCTATGCAAGGGTAATGGCCGGACCACACTTGGTAGTAGCCAGCAAAGAAACAGAACAAGACCCAGAAAAGCTTGCAGGATACCACAAGGTTTCTATCAGGCTACGCAACAAGGGCGAAACCGGAACAGTTTTCTTCAAGGTTCGTCTAAGTTCTGCCGAGACTTCCACTGCCGACCTAATACACAATGGCAGGTATGTTGTTGGTAAGCCAACAAAAGATGACAACGGAGACATGCATTTTCCATTGATGTTTGATTCAGTCGTAATGGCATCCAATGAAAATGTTAAAATGGGTATTCCCGGCCTCACTGTTGCAACTCCACGTCGCATGCAAGAAAGCAAGCTTGCTGACAAAGACTGGGATGGTGATGGCAAATTGGAAACACCAGAGCAAGAATATTTGGGAAGCCGAGACAAGGCTATTAAAGAGAAAATGAAAAAAGACATCAAAAAAGAATCCTTTTCCGGAGCAGTTGCTGAGCATTATGCACCCGGTCTATATGGAAACACAAAGAAAGAAGTAATCAAGAACATTGCCAAGACTTACTTGGGTCTTGAATCAGATGCAGCCGCTCGTGGTATGTATATTTCAATGGCAAATGCCATCGAAGCCCTCAGTGATGCCTACAATGCTGGTCGCGATTCAAAGATGACCACAGAAGCCAAGTCAATGACACCACGCCGCGAAAAGATTCGTTCCAAGATTGTAAAGGGAATGGAAAAAAGCAAAGAAGAACTCAAGAAGATGTATGGTGATCGTTGGGAAGATGTAATGTATGCAACCGCCACAAAGAAGGCTATGGGCGAAGCCAAGACACTTACACCAAAGCGTCAAGCTGAACGTGAAAAGATCATCATGGGCATGAAGAAGAACAAAGAAGAGCTAAAGAAGCGTTACGGTGATCGTTGGGAAGAAGTAATGTATGCAACTGCCACCAAGCAAGTAATGGAACAAGCTGATACAGAGCTAAACCCAATGGGCCTAGCAGTAATGCGCCGCATAATGTTCCGCAAGCCAGAACTAATAGAAATTCATGGCTTCGATACAGTTGAAGAAGTTGTTGCTGATTGTTGCTTGTTCTATGACGACATGGAAGAGATTGGCACTTCAGACGTATCTGGCGCAGTAAGAGAAGTCGAAAAACAACTCAACGCTATGAAAAAGGAATCATACAAATGAACAAATTTAACCAACTCCTAGAGTCAATCCAAGCAACTTCTGTGATGGACACAGATGGAAACCAGACACTTACAGTCAGCGCAAATGGCGAAGATGCATTAAAGCTAGCTGATCTACTCAAGCTTAGCGGTATTCTTCATCACGAATGCACAGCCGATTGTGGTCATAGCATTGAAGAAGAATTCTCCAATGAACCAAATCAAGTCTATGCAGACACAGAGACTCAGTTAGTTACTATGGCTGGTGGACTCAATGGCCCAAAGCGCCAAGTAAACCCAAACAACCCCGGAGACAACCCACGCGCTATGCCAGCACTTGGGCTTCGTGGCAGTGCACAAATTAACATCGAAGAAGGCGAGTTGGCCCAATCTCTGCGTGCACAGTTTGAGTCATTTGTCCAAGACAAGAAGTGAAAATTAGTTGACATCTGTCGGGTTTAACTAATGCAGAGCTAAAAGGTCTATAACAAGAACCAACTTTTCTGCAAGTCGTGGTGTTTAATTACACCACGATTTTTTTTGCTCAAAATCCACAGATAAGTAATGGTAGGAGAAATTTTAACGTGTCAAGCGCAGATACCAGTTTAACCAAAAAGCCGTATCAGAAAACATCATACAACCAAGAACAAATAATCGAGTTCATGAAATGTGCCCATCCAATCACAGGGCCAAAGTATTTCATGAAGAATTACTATCACATTCAGCATCCAACTCAGGGCAGAATCAAGTATGTCCCATATGAGTATCAAGATAAGCTAATTGATACCTATCACGATTACAGATTCAGCGTGTCTTTATTGCCTCGCCAATCCGGCAAGTGTTTTACTGGGGATACCGCAATAACAGTTCGAAACAAGCATACAGGCGAAGTAAAAACATTGAGCGCACAAGAATTTTATGACATGCACAAAGATCAAAAGTAAGCAATGACAAATAGTATTTCTGATTCAGTCTCACGCAAATTCACCGAAGTCTTACCAGTCAGTGACTGGGAGGTTTTGACTGATACCGGCTGGGAAGATATCACCGACATAAAGCAAACTGTCCCTTATGAAAAGTGGGAACTAGACCTAGAAAAAAGCATCTTGGACTGTGCTGATACGCACATTGTATTTGATGAAGAATATCAAGAAGTTTTTGTTCGTGACTTAAAAGCCGGTGATTATGTAATGACTCGCATTGGTCCTCAAGTAGTTATTGATGTCACCAACAGCAATGCCGAAGTTACGATGTATGACTTGGGTGTAAATTCAAAAAATCACAGGTTTTATACCAATGACATTCTAAGCCATAACACAACAACCGCAGCAGGATACTTGCTTTGGTATGGTATGTTTGTGCCAGATTCTACCATCTTGATCGCTGCACACATTTTTTCTGGTGCACAAGAAATCATGATGCGGGTTCGATACGGCTATGAAACATGCCCTGATCATATTCGCTGTGGTGTAGTCAGCTACAACAAAGGTAGTATCGAGTTTGACAACGGATCACGGATCGTGGCTAGGGCAACCACTGAAACCACCGGTCGCGGTATGTCAATTTCTATGCTATACTGCTTGGCAGGCTCAACCATCGTCACAGTCAAGGACACACAGACACAGCAAGAATCCAAGATTTCACTGATGGATTTGATGCACAGCTACTCAGATGTTGCACTCACTGCGCCTCAGCAATATTATGCTAAAAACACAAAATATCAGATTCTTGGCCGCAACGGCTGGGAAAACTTTAATGGCGTAATCAAGAACTCAAATGTAAGAAAACAAGCAAGGACGTTGCATTTTGCTGATGGTAATTTTATTAGGGCTACACTAGAGCACAGATTCTTCAGTGCAGGCCACGAAGTAAAAACTCAAGAATTGATGGTTGGGATGGTGCTAGACACCATCAATCAAAGTTCAGGCACTATCGTAAAAATAGAAGAATGTCATTTGACCGATACTTATGATATCTATAATTCTGATAGTCATGTCATCGTAGCAAACAATGTTTTATCGCATCAGTGTGACGAAATGGGCTTCTTGCGTCCATCAATTGCATCAGCTTTTTGGACATCAATTTCCCCAACGCTGGCAACTGGTGGTAAAGCAATTATTACTTCTACTCCAAATTCAGACGAAGACCAGTTTGCAACTATTTGGAAACAAGCAAACAAGACAACAGATGAGTTTGGCAACTTAACTGAATTGGGTGTAAATGGTTTTCGCGCATACAAAGCAGACTGGTGGGAACACCCAGACCGTGATGAAGAATGGGCAAGAGTAGAAAGAGGCAAGATTGGAGATGAGCGGTTCCGCCGAGAGTTTGGCCTAGAGTTCTTGATTGATGATGAAACACTAATCAAAAGTGATACGCTTTCGCTACTAGAAGCTACCGAACCCATATTCAAAGAAGGTCAGGTCAGGTGGTTCAAAAAGCCCACCAAGGGAAATATCTATTGTGTAGCATTAGACCCAAGCTTAGGCACAGGCAGAGACTCAGCAGCTATTCAGGTATTTGAAGCAGAAACCCTAGAACAAGTAGCAGAGTGGAAACACAATCGCACACCAGTAGAACAACAAATCCGTATTTTGTCAGAAATTGTTAAATACATAAGTGATACCGTAGGCGATAAAAACACAGTCTATTATTCGATTGAGAATAATGGCATAGGTGAAGCGGCAGTTGTTTGTGTTACTGAAAAGGGTGAAGATAACATACCCGGAGTTTTCCTCAGTGACCCAAGAGCGCCAAGGTTGCCCGGTGTCAGGCTTAGAAGAGGATTTAACACCACAAATAGCAGCAAAGTTTTGGCATGTGCAAAGCTAAAGAACTTGATAGAAACCAATAAAATGAAAATCAAGTCTCGCGCACTCATTTCAGAACTAAAGACGTTTGTTGCCAGTGGAAACTCATATAAAGCAAAACCCGGTGAAAGTGATGATTTGGTTATGGCATTGGTGTTGACGATTCGAATGCTTCAAGAACTGCAAAATTATTACAAAGACATCGGAGAAAAGATCAAGGGTAGTGGGGATGATACTGTTCCTCCTATGCCATTCATAGTAGGTTAAAGGGATAAAAATGACAGACAAGACAGTAAAAAACGTAGCCACACAACTGTATGATCTTCTAAGTAGCAAGAACTTTGAAGTTCAGACTTATACATCTAGCGGCAAGACAACCAATGTCCCAGCAGAAGCATCAGTGATGTCTTTTGGGTATAAAACAGAAAGCAAGAACTATGGCACCGTTGTTGCCCTTGTTGATCCCAGTTTGGGCCTTGTGCTTTTTTATGGCAGCAACATGAGTGGCAGCATGGAAGGCGATGACCGTAAAGCATGGTATGATTTCTTGTATCATCTTCGCATGTTTGCAAAAAAGAACTTGCTTGGATTTTCTCTAAAAGACATCAGTAAACTCAAGCAAACAATTAGAACAATGGCACAAGTAATATCCGAAGGTGTTGCTATTGCCGAAGCTTTTTATGGCACCAAAACAGAAAGCTATTGCGACATGCCCAAGCGCACCAAGATCATGATTCGTCATAATCGTGAAATTGGCGAAGGTCAGGCACGTTATGGCAGCATCGATGCAGTTTTTGTTGAAACAGACGATGGTGAGCGGTTCCGTATGCCGTTTAAGAAGCTGGGTCCATGCCGCGCCCTTGCTCGCCATATTTCAGAAGGCGGACGCCCTTGGGATGATTTCGGCAAACACGTAGTAGAAATGGTCAACGAAATGACCAACCTAAGAGCAGAAATGAGAAAATGCAAAGACCCACAGCCACAAAAGGATCGTTACCAAGAGCTAAAGGCTGATCTAAAAAAGATCGCCAGTGTTCGCGGATATGACGAATACAAGAAAAACTGGAGTGGCACATCAGACCAAATTACAGAAGAAAGCAAAAAAGATATGAGAGAAATTGAACTATTTGAAAGCTGGGTTGAATCAGTCGTAGAGCAAACAGTGCTACCATCAACCACAGCAGAAATTAAAGAACTCAAAGACCTAATGAGCGCACCAGTAGAAGTTGGTCCTGATGGCCTAAATGCTATTGAGCTATTTGGTGATCTAATCGGAGATGATGAACTGATTTCTGCTTTCCGAGACACAGGCCGCACAGAACCAGAAAGCGATGCCAGAGAACTGGTGCTAGACTGGATTGATGAAAACTCCACAGACTATAAACTACTCAACTTTATGCGTGAAGTTCGTGCTATGATGCGCAAAGAAGAACAACTAGAAAAAACAAATGCAGACCAAGAAGAAGACAATATCTGAGGCTTTTGAGTATCACCAAAGAACAAAGACCCCACTAGCAGAAAGTATTTTTCGTGTGGGGTCGCCTTCTTATTTTGAGCTTTTTCGTGAAGCCAGAAAGCTATTCAATCAAGGCGTGATTCTGTCTGAGGCAGACACTCGTTTGCTAGCAGAAACTGATATCGGTGAGTTTGGGACATATCGTGGCGAGCGTGTGCCACTTGACTGCCCAATGGTCATGGAACAAGACGATTTGTTTCCCGAAGACCAAATCGATAGCACGTTTGTGTATAACGGCCTAAGAAACGAAAACTCTCATGGCCGAAGAATCTCATCTGTTCGTCAGAACTTTCAAAACTTTTCTAACTGGTTTGGGGATTCTAACGCAGTAGATAGCAAGGGTAGGCCACTTGTGTTTTTTCATGGCACCCGAAATGATTTTGATACATTCAAGACACACATAAAAACACACAACAGCTATGGTATTCTAGGCAACGTAGAAACCACCCGAAGTGGAATTTTTGTCACTCCTGACCTAGATACAGCTTCTTACTATGCCAATTCAAGCGCAGACGACCGCGCAGGCGTTGTATCCCCAGAGCAACAGGGTGCAAACATTATTTCAGTATATGTGCGCAGTCTGAAGCCATTTGATTTGCGCCGTGGCTACACAGACACACAATACGATCAATTAGAAAGTGTTGGATTCAACCCAAGAGTTTTGCTTAATATCCAAAATCATTGGGAACTATTTGACGATGAAATGGGTGATGATTTTGTTAAAGCACTAAAAACTCTGGGATACGACAGCGCCATTATTCATGAAGACACCGCAGACCGCCAAGGCACCGTTGCTGTATGGGTTCTGTTTTCTAGTAACCAGCTTAAAAGTGTGATCGGAAACATAGGCACTTATTCAACAGAAAAAGGCTCAATTTCTGAAGCAGAATACGCAAACAGAGAAGTAGAGCTAAATTCCCCACGTCGAAATCCGGGTGAAGGCAAGAAGTATATGGTCTATGTAAAAGACCCTGATACCGGCAAAGTAAAAAAGATTATGTTTGGTGACCAAAAGGGTGGTTTAACAGCCAAGATCAATGATCCAGAAGCCAGCAAATCATTTGCAGCCCGCCACCAATGCGAAAAGAAAACCAACAAGCTAGCTCCCGGATACTGGGCATGCAGACTACCCAGATACGCAAAAGCACTTGGCCTAGCAGCATCGAGTAGCAAATGGTGGTAGAAACCGCATACCAAGATTTTGAAAACATAAATAACGCATGGGTCAGGGTTTTCGATAACCCTGATTCACAAAATCTTGTTTGGCACAGAGACAAGAAAAGCAGAGCAGTAAAAGTTTTATCAGGTAATGGGTGGTTTTTGCAAATCGACAATGAACTACCCATTGAATTGCAGCAAGGCAAAATTTATTTTATTCCAGCATTGGTTTTCCACCGTTTAATAAACACAGAAAAATCAGTGTTAGAAATACAAATCACAGAGCAAGACTGATTTACACTTTAGCAGAAAAAAGTATAAATAATAGTTTGAAATCCATAGTAGATGCAGATACAATCTGTTCTACGAGATGAGATTTAGGAAGTATCTTTTGGTTCAACACAAGAGACGGAACCGCCATATTCCGGAGTCGATAGCAATTATTGACAGCCACAGGGGCAGTTGACAGTGAATATCTCATACAGGCATATAAAGGAGCTTTACAATGGCATCATTACAAGACATCCGCGCACGTCTTCAAGCGCAAGAAACTAAATCACAAAACACAGGTGGAATGGGCGATAACCAAGTCTATGCACACTGGAACATTCCCGAAGGCACAACTTGTTCTCTGCGTTTCGTTCCTGACGACGATTCAGCTAACCCATTTTTCTGGGTAGAAAAAGCAGTTATCAAGCTTCCATTTGCTGGCATCAAGGGCGGTGACCAAAAGAATGTTTTGGTTCATGTTCCATGTATGGAAATGTGGAACGAGACTTGCCCAATTCTATCCGAAGTTCGTCCTTGGTTTAAGGACAAGTCACTAGAAGAAATGGGTCGCAAGTATTGGAAGAAGCGTTCATATATTTTCAGCGGTTTTGTTCGTGAAAACCCAATGGAAGATGACAGCACACCAGAAAACCCAATGCGTCGTTTCCTCATGGGACCAGAGCTTTTCAAGCTCATCAAGGGAGCACTACTTGATCCAGAGCTAGACAATCTTCCAACCGACTTCGACAAGGGTCTAGATTTCCGTATCACCAAGACAACCAAGGGTGGGTATGCTGACTACGGCACAAGCACTTGGGCACGGCGTGAGACCGCTCTAACTCAATTTGAGCGTGAAGCAGTGCAAACACATGGTCTATACAACCTTCGTGAATTCCTACCAAAGAAGCCAGCAGCAGCAGAAATTTCTGTTATGCAAGAAATGTTCGAAGCCTCAGTTGATGGAAAGCCATATGATCCAGATCGTTGGTCAGCATACTTCCGTCCAGCAGGCATGAGTGCACCAAACAGCGGTAACAGTAGCGAAGCTTTTAGCACACCTACACCCGCTGCAAAGCCAGCACCAGCAGCATCATCGGTCCCACCTTGGGTAGATGAAGAAGAGCAGCAAAGTGCAGCACCAGCCAAGGAAGCACCACCCGCTTCAAATGGCTCCGATAAAGCAGCCGACATTCTAGCAATGATTCGCGCACGCCAAGCAAAGCCTGCTTAATCTACTGTAAGTATGGTGGGGGAGAATTCTCCCCCACTGTTTCTTTATCTTCACGGAGTAAAAATATGTCAAATAAACACATCGTCAATGACGCACGTCAGTCATTGGCAGTATCTCAATACCCAAGGATCACTTAACATGGCACAGCCTTTTGATATTAGCAAGTTCAGGAAGTCAATCACCAAGAGCATTGACGGCCTTGGTGTAGGCTTTAATGACCCAACCGATTGGGTTTCTACTGGTAATTACGCTCTGAACTACTTGATTAGTTCAGATTTCAACAAAGGTATTCCACTGGGCAAGGTAACGGTCTTCGCAGGCGAGAGTGGAGCCGGAAAAAGTTACATTTGCTCTGGTAACATTATCAAAAACGCCCAAGAGCAAAACATTTATGTGATCTTGATTGATAGTGAAAATGCACTAGATGAAAAGTGGCTAAAAGCACTAGGTGTTGATACCAGCGATGACAAGCTATTAAAGCTAAACATGGCTATGATCGATGATGTTGCCAAGACC